GATGAATGTAACTCCCTTGACTGGATCGCTATATTCTGGAATCTTTGTTGCAGCGAGTCTTTTTTGTTCATCTAAGTATTGATTGTACTGTTGTAGTTTAACTACTTCAGCTTGTTGCTTAAGATTATTGAAAGATTCTCTTTGCTGTCGCTGTTGAAAATCTATCTTAGCAGCTTGTGTTGGATCTTCTTCATACATTTTCTGAAGATCTTCCTTAGAAGATTGACCGATGTACGACTCGGCAGCACCTATCAAATCAGTTAATTCTTTAAGTTTGCCGTCATAACTTTGACTAAGACTTGTCTTTTGCTCATCAAGCATTCTTCGCTCTTCAGCTAAAGCATGAGTCTTTTGTCTATAATCTGAGTCTCTTGAATAACCTGATTTCAATTCGTCCAAACTGACCTCTAGCTCTTGACCTTGTACTTTGACTCGGTGGAGCGAAGGTTTTTGAATTTCTTGTTCTTCGGTTTGTTCCGTCTCAGTTTGTGTTTCAGAACTTTCAGCTTCAGGTTTAGCTTCCTCAGTCTCGGATTTGCTAACTTCTTCAGCAACAGGTTCAGTTTTTACTGGCTCTGTTTGTTCTTGTGGAGCTGGTTGAGTTTTCTCAGGTTCTGATTGTCCTTCTTGAGGATTCAGTAGTCCTGATATTTTATCAGCAGCACCTTGTACTGTTTTATCTACTTTCATAGATTCTCCTATAGTTGATCGCTTCGATTAAGATTGGCGAAATGAACCTCTAATTACTTAGTTAGGTTCTGTAGTTGATCTAGCTCTTTGGAAGCTAGTTTTCCCTCATTCATCACAGACTCAAGATGTCCTTTAATTTTTTCGACCATGTTATAGGCCATCCAAAGAACTTGTCTTTGATCGTGATCGTTGTAAGACGTATTAAATATTTCTTCTCGATAACGAGTTTTTAAATAATCAAACGCCTCTTTCATCAGGGGTTCGTCCAGCAGTAGCTGGGCCTTTTTCCCCTCCGAAATCTGTTTGTTTAGATCCTTTGCCATTAAAGAATTGTTTTTGACCTTTCATTATCTCTTTAAACAAATCACCTGATTGTCTAACTTGTTGTTGTTCTACCATAGATCTGTTCTTCATTTCAAGCTCATTTATCTTAGTACCATATTTTAGCTCCATTTCTTTAACTTGAAGCTCAAAATCTAGTAGTTTCTGACGTAATGCAGACTCTAGTTTTTTCATCTGTACTTCAGAATCTAATATGGCTCTTTGGTTCTCACCTTGAACTTGTGCTAGAGATACCTTCTCGAACTCAGTTGGTGGTTTTGGTGGAAGTTGTGGCATCTGTGCTGCCCCTACTTCAGGATCCATAAAGAATGGTTCTACACTTCCAAGACCTGCATTTTCAACAAGTTTCTGTAATGTAGAATAAATGTTCTTTAAATTTACTACTGGGCCATATACGTTTTGTTGTAACTGAATAGCTTGTAGTTGTCTTTGTAATATAGCATTTAATAATATTAGTTGTTGTTCTTTTGAACCTGTACCTAATCCTACTTTAACAGAAAGATTAACTCTATCTCTCCATTCAAAAGGAGTCATAGGAACAAACTCACCTCTGATTCTAACTAATTTTTCTTTTTGTTGATATTTGCAAAGTAATTCGAATATCTTAATACCTAAATCTTTTACACCAGTTTCTGCAAATGTTCTTGCAATCAACTCCATTCTCATTTGAGATTGAGTTAGAACTTGGTTCATACCTGTAGCTGTATCTACATTCAAAGCGTCAGCTTGTAATCCTTGTGCAGTTTTTGTAACGCCTGATCTAGCTTCTCTTACAGAATCTAAATAAGCTAATAATCCTGAAGCTTGTTCTGTAATAGGTTGAGCTGTCATAACCTGCATAACATTAGAAGGTGGTTGTTTAGTTCTTACAATACCACCAGGTCTATTTGTTAATAGGTCATCCATAGCTACTTGACCATCTTGAATAGCTATTCTGTTATTATTAGTTAGATACATATTATCTAACATCTGTCTCATAACAGTAGATTTAATTAATTGTATATCTTCGATTAATTCAGAAACAGATCTACCATAGAATCTGTGAGGCATAATAATTGGTGTCATTGAAACAAAAGGTATTGAATCAATTTCATCCATAGCTAATATTCTATATGATCCAGTTCCTGCTAAACAGATCTTATGAAGTTCTGATTTACCATCTCCATTAAGATCTAGTCTTACATAACATTCATGAATTAATACTTCGTCTGTAGATTTATCACCTCTATCTTGTGGTGCAGAAAAATCTGTATCTTGGTATCTAACTTGTCTATCTTCTAAATAATATTCTGCATCACCAGTTGGTAGGTTATTTACAATCTCAGGATCATAACCCATTTCTATTAATGCATGTCTAGTCATATTAACTCTATGACAAACAAAGTTAGCAGAGTCTATTGATTTAGCTCTACGTTCAATTAAAAATTCTTCAGGTGGGATTGGGTCAATCTTTACTTGACCATACATTTGTGTTTTGTAAATGACAACATCGTGAAACTTAACTTTGTCTATAACTTTACCATTGTCATCTTCAAATTCTTCTTCGTATTCTTTGTGTTCATTTACTGATACTTCTTTGTCTGCAATAAGAAGATTGTATTCATCATCAGTTAATCTTTTGTATTCTTCTCTAGAAGTCTTTTCAGAATCATCCCAGTATACTTTTAGAATACCATTCTTCTGAACAAGTGCATCTTTGAATGCTGTATAAATAGCAGAAAAACCTCTGTTCTCTTTATAGAAAACATGGTTAATATAATCACTAGCTTGTTTAGCAACCTTTTCATCTTCAGGCCCAGCAGGTTCACAATGAAAGATATTATCTCCTGCTGTGAAGATCTTCATTAAAGATGGCATCAAAGACTCTACAGTATCTGATACATCTGTACTTACTACTTGAGATCTACCTTCTTGTTCATTACCAAAAGGTTTACCTAAATAATATTCTAATGATTTTCTTCTACGTGTAACTATCTCACCACCAATGTAACCTGATGATGCTCTAAGCTCTCTATTTAATATTGATATAATTTGATCTTCTGTCATACGATATATTTATAATCTACATTTATGGGTCTTTGCCAATCTGATGTATCTATCGGATCATGTACACATCCGTATCTAAATGCATCAGCTGCGTGTGAACACCAGTCATGCAGAGGTTTATTTTTAAAAACTTGGTTCTTCTCATCCCATTGTTTTCGATATTGTCTTAATGCATCTAGTCCTAATTTACATTTTTCTCTATCAAACCAACAATGTGGTAAAGCATTCCTAACAGATTCTATACCATGATCAACCTCTAATTTAGGAGCTACCTCAAAGTCTATTCCTAGTTCTTGAGCTACTTCTAATCTAGATTTCCCAGTACCAAGCTCTCTTGCTTGAATATCATGAGGTGCGATATGTCTTTCATAAGCATAGTTTTTATCCTCTAAGACATCTGCATAATGGGCTAAAGACTCACCTGAGTTTTCATAATAATCTATGACGTGAATCTCCTCACCTACTCTTTGTACAAACCAAATAGCTGTCGAATCCCCAATCCCTAAATCCCACCATGTCTCAACACCAGCGTGTTCTTCAACAGGCAAACTCCCAATTCTTTTTTCGTTATCAGCTTTGGTTATAAGTTTTCCATAATAACTACCACTTACAGCAGCTGTAAAAGAACATTCAAACTCTTGGTTATATTGTTCTTCAGTCATTATAGACTGAGCATCTCTTAATTCATCAGCAGGTACTACGCCTGTTTCAGATGCTCTATACATTTTTGCAAACCAGTTTTTAGCTCCTCGTTGTGCAAAATCGTAAACTTCCCAAAACTGATTATGACCCATAGGAGTTCCTATGAACATTACCCATCCTAAAGTATCAGCGACTGCTGGACGTATAATCTCAGTCCAGGTTCTTGGTGCCATGATAGCAAACTCATCCATCACAACTCCATGAAACCCCATACCTCGAAGGGAGTCAGGATGATCAGCTCCAAATATTTGAAGCGTAGATCCGTTAAACAATTCTATTTTTAATTCTGTTTCGTTTTTTGTACCACCTAAATACATTAGTGGCTTTGTATAAATTTTTAAATATTCCCATGCAATAGATTTACCTTGTCTGTAGGTTGGTGCTATGAATGCACACTTACGCATAGGTTTTGCGACTGCTGTTTTAATTAATTGATTAATAGATAAAACAGACTTACCAAATCGTCTATGACATACAAGTACATTAAATCTTTTTAAATTATTATGTACTTCTCTTTGTAATGGGCGAGGCGTGTAAGGTATTACTATAGACTTACTTTTCGTCTCCCCATTTGATGTTGATTTTGATTGGGCCATCAGATCCAAGTTTTGTCGTAGTCGTAGCTAGTTTTGCATGAACGTAAGGTGCAGCTTTCTCTGCTGCCATCATCTTTCTTTCAGGAGATGACATTGGGTTATTTAATATTGATAACATATAATCCAAAGGGGAATGGTTATACTTGACTGCTAAATCATCAAGCATTTTCCATTTCTTTGCACAAGTAGATCCTTTGGGTCTACCTGCACCCTCTCTTTTACCACCACGTTCTGCCATAATTATAAATAAAAACTTCTTTTGTTTACTTGAGCTATCATTTTATTTGATAGATCTCTTGATTCACCAAATTTTGGTGCTTTTTTATATCTTCTTGAAGGCGCACCTGCTACATAAGCTCCAATACCTAGAGCTGCACCAATTCCAGAAAATTTAATACCTTTTTTTACAAAACTTCTAGCTCTTGATAGCATTGCTTTTGGTTTTGAATATTTAACAAGTGCTTTCTTCATTATTTTTTACCTTTTTTTGCTTTTTTCTTCTTCATTTTAGCTTTGATTATCTTTTTTTGCAAAGCCATTGGAAGTTTACTTTGTTTTCCTATTAACATTAGTACCCTTTCATCTTTTTCATCTTCTTACCAGACTTTTTTGCATAAGCTTTAGCAGCTTTTTTACCTTTTTTGGTATATGCAAACTTTTTCTTTCCTACCATTGGCATATTTATTCTCCTTTATAGTTTTTAATGATACGTTTTATACAATCAATACACTTTTGTATGTATTTTTTCAATAGTTTCATCGTAATAACCCCTGCATTCTGACATCTCGTTGTGTGGCAGCACGAGGTGCCATTGGTTGTCCTCTACCCATCTGCATTAGCTGTGGGTTTTTTGACATTTGATCATTCAGTA